GGTGTTGCAGACTTTGCTGACACAAACGGCATGCCAGTTTTAAGAGAGTGGATGGACCAAGGATACAAGACAGTCCAAAGATATGACAATATCTATTCTGAATGGCTTGGAGTTCGTGAGTCGATTAAGATGACGACAGTAAAGCCTTCTGGAACTGTTTCAATTTTAGCTGGAGAGTCCCCTGGCGTTCACTGGACTCCAGGAGGCAAATACTTTAATAGAACAATTAGATTCTCAAATGATGATCCTATGCTTCCTCTGTTTGTAATGGCTAACTATAAAGTTGAGCCAGCATCTGAATCTCCAGATACAACTTCTGTTGTTTATTTCCCTATAAAGTCTGACGCAAGACGTGCTGAGCGTGATGTAACAATTTTTGAGAAGATGTCTTTAGCTGCGGTCGCACAAAGATACTGGTCTGATAACTCAGTTTCAGTAACTATTTCTTTTGATCCAGAAACAGAATCTCAACATGTTGGAACTGTACTGCATATGTATGATGGACAGTTAAAAACTGTATCATTTCTTCCATCAGGAAATTTCACTTACCCCCAGATGCCTTATACCCAAATTACAGAAGAGCAATATCGTGAAGAGGGAGAGAAAAAGTTGTTCCCGATAGATTTTTCTGGCGTGTATGCTGGTATGGCAGCTGATGCCATTGGAGAAAGTTACTGTACTACAGACAGCTGTGAGATAAAGTTAATTAAAGACAATATTAAATAGGATACTTATGTCAGAATTTGAAGATGATGATATAGACAAAATGTTTGAAGATATGATGTCTTCAGATGACATCAGTGTAGATTTACCTAGAATAGACGCTATAATAAGCATAGAACAAGTAAGCCTAGAAAGTATGATGAAAGAGTTAGTTTTTATCTCTCAATCATTATCTCAAAGCTTAGTCCATATTAACGAACTATTATTAAATTATATATCTTTTGACGATTATGATATAGATAGCACATTAAAAGATATACTTGGTAATATGTATAAATTGTCTGAGGATTTAGACGATCATATTATAGAAATAATGATAGAAGACTCACAGTTTAATGACGAAGAAGAAGATGATGAATAAAGAAAACAATTTAATAGAAGTACTAGGCAATGGCTATGTGAGATTAGTCGATCACATGGGTAGCGATCTGTCTGTTGTAAATGCAGCTAGAGCATCTTTTGCTAAAGAAAGTAAGGAGTTTAGCACCAGTGATGCTAGATTAATTGATTTCTTAGCTAGAGAAAATCACATGTCACCATTTAGACACGCCTTTATGACCTTTGAATTCAAGGCTCCTTTAATGGTTGCAAGACAGCACTGGAAGTACGTAGTCGGATCAGATCATACTATGGACTCATGGAATGAATCTTCTCGTAGATACATAACTATGGAACCAGAATTCTATGTTCCTAACAGTGATCAATGGAGATTAGCTCCAGAAGATAAGAAGCAGGGTTCTGCAGGTTTGTGTGATCCGTTCTCGGGAGCAATTCTAACAGAACAACTGAATAGATGTATTGAACAAGGTGAAGCTTTCTATAACTTAGCTTTGGAGAATGGAATAGCTCCAGAGCAAGCTAGATTATTTCTGCCCGCTTACTCAATGCATGTAGTTTATAGGTGGTCATGTAGTCTACAATCAGTTGGCTTATTCTTGGCTCAAAGATTAGAGGAACAGTCTCAGGAAGAGATTAGAGTTTATGCTCAAGCAATTGCCGAGCTAGTAAGAGACCTATACCCCGTCTGCATAAATGCATTAGTTGGTAGCCGTGTTTATAGTTAGCCTAATCCTATTTGCCGTGTTACTAAATTGGACCATAAGCTTGTCCATACTAATGCAAGTCAGCGATAGTAAAAAAATAAAAATTAGATCCATTATCCTATCTATCATATCCGGCATTGCGCTGGGCGTAATAATCCATTATCTATAAGAAGTAACAAGAAAGTTTCATACACAAAATGCCAGAACTAAATGCTAATGTTCCCATGATTGAATGTTATGTCAGAGGTAATTTCTTAAGAGATCAGCTAGACTCTCATGGGGAATACTTTCCTTGCATGATCTTTGGGGTAACAAGTATCCAAGGAAGAAGTCCTTTGTTTCATTTCTTAATGGAGGATGGGGGAGTTTGGTGGAGAATGCCAATCAATGCTTTCTGCGAAAGACCAGGTGTTCCGGAAGTTGACATCCACGAACTTGTACTGTGGAATTCATTTAGTCCTCATATAGCTGTTACTGAATTTCAAGCAATGAGAAACATGAGAATGACTTATGTTGCTCGTTCTGGAGAATTTGTAAACGCAAAATATCTATTCACGCTTGATTGGCATGCTCCAGATGACAACACTATAAATCTTGGATTCAGTACAAATCCCGGTCAGCACAAGTGTGGTCACGTCATGCTTAGAGATGACGGAAACTACGCCATACAACCAAACAATAGAGTTAGATTGTTTGATCCGTCTTTCACAACTAAGACAGGAACTTTGATTGAGAGATTTGTTAATACTAGAAAATGGGATGTAGAAGATGCAAACAAGTGGAAAACATCTGACGACAATAGATACCACTACGACATTAAATAGTTAATAAGTTGATACAAATATAATGGCAGCATCTAAAGTAAACTACATAGTCCTATACAAAGGACACAGCCAGGTATATGGCTGCTCCTCCAAGAAGATAGCTCTAGAGTCACCTCCTCCGGAAGGTTTTACCATAGCAGATAAGCGTATTCTGTTCACAACATTTGAACCAGATACTAATAATCTTTCCGTATATGAAATACCGGAAAACGAAATCTTAAACGCAGAACTAAAAGAAAAGAAAGTTAAAAATGACTAAGAAAAAGTCACAAAAGAAAAAAGTAATACTTAAAGTAAATCCAGGTGAAGCAATTTTTGTAGCTGATCTACAGGTATTAACTGATATAATGGACACGTATTCTACTATGACTAAAGAAGCTAGAGATCCCAAAGAAAAAGAAGCTTATTCAGATATAGTTAGTCAAATTCTAGACTGGACTACTAGAACATACTATTCCGGTCAAGGAGATAGCGATGATGGCGATGAACAAGAATGGTAAACTAGCTCTAATGGTTTTGGGATTTGCATCCTTAGGTTACCTACTGGGAGAGATGAGTAAACAAAATTTTTTATCTCAAGAAAATAAAGAAACTATCAACCTAGAACAATACTTAAATAGATTAACTGAATTTGATTTGACCAAAGAAAAAGAAGCAACAGCTTTATTTTTAGACTTAATAGAAAATGGATTTTATCCACAGAGTGCATTTAATACAGTGCAAAAAGAATGTTTAGAAGCAGGAGAAATATTTTAATGATTGACCTATGTGTGGTAAACCACAACACTAGAAAAGAGCTGCAAAGATTTTTGGATACTTTGCACTCAGACTTAATTAATCCAAATGGTGCGCTCGAAAAAAACTGGAATTTATACATAACGGATAATGAATCAACAGATGATTTTATACCTTGGATTAGAGAGAATGAAGAACGTTATTTAATTGACAATCTATATCTAAGAAAAAACATAGGATACTCTGCTGCCATCAATAGCATGGCTAGCAAAACATCTGGAGATATTATCGCAGTATTAAACGGAGATGTTTGGATGACTAGCCAAGACTGCCAAAAAATAGAGCAGATCTTTATTGATAATCCAGATATTCATATCCTTGGTCCTAAGCAAAGAGACGAACAGGGATTCATCACTCATGCCGGTATCATTGGAACCAACACAGAGCCTAAGCACAGAGCCTGGAGAGAGCCAGATCCACAAGACACTGCCTATAGAGATCGCATAGAATGTGTAACCGTTTCTGGTTCAGCTTATTTTGTTAGAAGAGATGTCTGGAATGCAATGACAAATCATCCCGACTATAGAGCTATCTATCCAGATGCAATTGGAGCATTCTTACCTACTCCCCATTATTACGAGGAGACTTGGTGTTCGTATTTTGCTAGACACTTAGGGTACAATGTAGTATACGATGGTTCGGTATCAATAGGGCACAGCTGGCATGCTAGCACGCCTAAGCCAGGCCAGGGAGTAAGTCATGCAGACTCCTATTTCCCTATAAGTAGAGAGATATTTAGAAAAGCATGTGACCATATAGGAATAGAAAGAGATTAAGATGACAGAAAAATTAAACCCCTGGATTTATAATGCAGAAGTTAAAAAAATAGTTGATGGAGATACATTTGATATTCTTATTGACTTAGGATTTGATACCTTTAGAAAAGGTAGAGTAAGACTATACGGAATAAATACTCCCGAGAGTCGCACTACCAATCTTGAAGAAAAGAAAATGGGCTTAGCTGCTAAAGAGTTCACCGATCAGTGGATTACTACTGCCGGTCACAAGATTAAAATAGAAACAATTCTTGATAAGAATGAAAAATATGGAAGAATACTTGCTAGAGTGTGGAACGGAGCAGGAGCTTGTCTAAACACAGACATAGTTACTGCAGGCTTAGCTAGAGAATACTTTGGCGTAGGCGACAAGACATTCCAGGAATTCAAGAAAGCATAACAGTGCAAACATTTTTGCCATACGCAGATTTACAATTATCAGTAAAAGTCTTAGACTATAGACGGTTAGGGAAACAACGTGTTGAAACATTTCAAGTTCTTAATATACTACTCGACAGAACGCCTACGAAAGGCTGGAGAAATCATCCAGTCACGCGCATGTGGACTGGTTACGAAGAAGCATTAAAGCTATACCAAAATTACACCATCAATGAATGGGTCTCTAGAGGTTATAAGAATACAATGAAGCTTGAAGAAGTTGACTTAGAAGATGTAGTAATGCCACCATGGTTTGGGGTAGAATCTTTTCATCAATCCCACAGATCAAACCTTTTGAGAAAAGATTATGAATACTATTCACAATGGTTCAATGAGCCATCTGATCTAGAATACCTTTGGCCAGTATGAGCGTTACCGTTTTCTTGTCCGGAGCAATAGATTATGTCGGAGAGTACGCTACTAGTTGGCGTCAAGAAGCAACTTTCATGCTGTCTCAACGTGGCTACAAGGTTCTAGATCCAACTTCTATCCCAGAAGATGATCTGATGTCTCCGGAAGAAATTGCTCAAAAAAATATCTTTATGCAGAAGAAATCAGACATTCTGCTGGTAGAATACATGTTACAAGATCGCGCATATATTGGAACCGACTTTGAATTGGCTTGGGCTAAAATCCACGGTCAACCATCAGTGGTCATATGTAACTCGCAATACAAAGAACGAGTTTATATGAAATATATGGCAACAAAACTTGCAGACAACCTGCAAGATGCTATAGAATATATAGCAATACATTATCCAACTAATTAAAAGGAAAACAATGTCAGACAATAAATTCAAATACTTTACTGTAACAACAACTTCAGTCGTCAAGGCTAATAGTAAGACAGATGCTCAGAAGCTTGCCATGGGTCGTCGTGGAGTTACTGGCGAAGTTTTGTTCAAGGATGTTGAGATCGAGCGCATTTCTGCAATTGAAGCTCGTGAGCAGACAATAGCCTAATAGCATTATTGGTACGATGGAGGGCTGCTTTAATGTGGCCCTCCATTTAACTTTAGACAGGAACACTTATGATATACGCACAAATGGTAGGAAAGAATGAAAGCTCTAGATTTTTAGAGCCAGTCCTACAGAGACTGTCAGAACAGGTAGATAAAATTATATTTACCGATGACTGTTCTACAGATAATACTCCAAAAATTGCAGCTAAGTATGCTGAAGTTTTTGTTAACGAAGAATCTCTTTTCTCTAAGCACGAGGGTCAGCTAAGAGCTAGAGCTTGGGGTAACCTAGAAAAGTTTGCAAAGCCTGGTGACTGGGTCATAGCCATTGACTGTGACGAGATGCTTTATCACACAGCAGACTTAGCTCCTAAGGATGTTTTAGCTAAGTCGCAATTCGATGTAGTTAATGTTCGTTTTTATCATATGTGGAATGAGACTCAATATAGGGTGGATAAGCTTTGGGCTCCAAATAATTCTACTCGCATTTTTCGTTTCAAAGAAGGTGGAGGCTTCCATAACAGAGCCCTTGCCTGTGGATCTGAACCTACTTACGTAGGTGAATGGATGCAACAAAGAAATTACTGGGCAGATTCCGGTCTAATCATGCAGCACCTCGGCTATACTCATGACATAGATAAGACTATGAAGTATGAAAGATACTCCACTCTAGACGGTGGTGCTTTCCATCAACTCGATCATATCAATTCTATAATAGACCCTAATCCAGTTTTGATTAACTGGGGAAACTTTGGTATTTAAATGAATAACGACTCTATAGTTCTAGACCCAGTTAAGTCTATTATTGACTTGACTAAAAAGATGGATGAAAAACAAAAGTTTGCATTTGTTAATTTGCCACCAGCTGCTGTGGCATCTTTAAATTTTTCTTCTGAGAAAAAACTTCCAAAGTATTTCGTCAAAGCCATATCCAATTGTGCTGCAATTGAAGATGATAATTTTCTTAAGGCAGTCCCTGCAGAAATTGCCTATGATATCGAAAAGGGTAAGTTAGCGAACATAGGTTTGAATAATAGCAGATATTATTATTCTTTAAATACCTTTGAGCATTTCTACAACACTAGAAAAGAAGTTGTAGATATATTTATTAATCATTATATTAGAGACTCAAAAAATGTAATCGTTACTTTCCATGATAAGAAAGTAATACAAGGAATATTTGGAACCAATCAGCAGATCATAGCTGTTCCATACAATGGTTACTTTGATAAGATAGACTTTATACACGCACAGATAGCTGAGCTTGATGGTAAAGTTGATTACTGTATTATGGATTGCCCTCTTTTGGCCACCGCTTTAGCCCCTAAGATTTGGGAGACATTAAATATGTCAATACTTGACTTAGGAAGAGTTGTTAGTAGTAGTAGATTTACAAATACTAAAACTAATGAAAAAAGATAATTGGGAAGAAGAATCTGACAATACAGAATACTTAGTTGATTTATTATTTGAAACTTCTTTAAGCTTAAATGAAATAGCAAAAGAAGTTGGCTGGCCAATAGGTAGAGTTAATAAAAAGATAAATCAATTAGGTCTTTCCTGGTTAAAAGAATCTAGAAAAAAAGTATCTAGAGGACAAACAGCTCTAACTAATATTATGAAGAAGCTATTACCCAGCGAAAAGATAGTCAATGAATTCTATCTAGAAGATAAGCTTAGACTAGATGTCTATTGCCCAAGCTACAAGTTGGCAGCCGAGTATCATGGTAGGCAGCACTTTTATTATACTTCTAAATTTTTTGAATCAAAGTATGAGTTTGAAGAAGCTCTTAAGAGAGATCAGAAAAAAATAGATATATGTAAGGAAAGAGGCATAGCCTTAGTTGTTATCCGCTATAATGATGAACTTACCGAACAATCTGTTTTTGATAGAATGATAGATGCCATTAGGCATTCACCACACGTTAAAGAACAGAAGATTAAAAATGAATTGTATTCTTCTGATTTTTATATAGAATCTAAGAAAAAACTTTCTGAACAAAGAAAAAAAGCTTACAAGACAATGAAAGAAAAGCGAAAGAATGACAATCGATAATCTTGAAGAGCTTGATGATACTCCGATTGAGTATCAGATCTTTGCCCTATCCCTTAGGGAAGAGGGGGCTATAAAGTATTTCACAGAAGAGTTAGACCCTTCAATTGTGGGTATAAACCATGGGCAAAAGGGAATCCACGAATTCTATCGAGCCCTACTCGCTTACCATACCGCTACTCAACTAGATGTAGTCGATCCAGTTGGATTCAAAAGCTGGTTAGAAACAGAGACTGATATCAAAGAGGGACTTGGTGGTAACGCTGGAGTAACCGTGATGATGGATCTGTTAATGTCATTAGATCTTTCGACTTCTGATTCTGTAGTGCAATTAGTTAAGCACAAGGCTAATAAACGTAAGCAGATAGACTACCTACAAGAACTTCAGCTTATTCTCAATCAAAAAGGTAGTAAGTCTGAAAAAGATTTATCTAGAATCAACTTAATTACTTCTGAAATTAGAGAACTAGAAAATCAATTAAACTATAATCCATTCGATAAGTTAACTACAGCTAAAGACATTTCAGATAGAGTAGAGTCTTTGCTTGATATCCCAAGCTTTGTTCCAACTCAATTCAAAGCTCTCAATAGAGCTATGGGATATACGGATGAAGGTGGTTTCTTTAAGGGTGCAGTTCATGCCATAATAGCTGCCTCAGGTAAGGGTAAGAGCACCTTCGCCAAATGCTTGGTTAATAACTGGGTAGACAATGGATATACAGCTTTGTATGTCAACTTCGAAGAGGCTACTGGTCACTGGGAAAGAGTTCTAATGACCCAGATAATCGGCAAGAACGTGTACAAGGACGCTGACACGTGGAGTCCAGAAGAAAAACAAAGATACATAGATAAGTTTAAAGCTAAGTTAGCTGAGTGGGGAGACAGACTCATGGTTAGACATGACCCTGAGACCCCATACTTTGAAGACCTAGAGAGATGGCTTAAGGATATAATTGAGCACTCAAACAAAACACCTGACATTGTGGTAATCGATACTATACAATCAATGTTCACTAAAGGTGGCAAGGGCAAGCCAAGATGGGGCGAATTTGAAGAGATGATGGTTAAGCTAGAGAAGCTAGCAAGAGATATGAATTGTGTTCTAATCATTACCGCACAAGAAAACTCTAACCGAATGAAAGAAAAAAGAGAAGTAGTCCAACAGTCAGATACCGGTGGATCACTAGCAATCCAACAGAAGTGTGCTGTAACTATATTCATAACAGAGAAAAAACTTTTGAGTGGTGATGACTCTGAAGACGATAATATAATGCAGCTACAGATCCCAAAGAATAGAATTACAGGTTCTAGCTTTCTTTACAATCCACCACTTGTTAGATATGTAGACTCTAAGAAGATATATGAAGAATATGATCCGGTAACAGAAGAAGATTACGATACTAGTTCTTTACTAGATGATTTATTAGATGATGGAGATTTTGATATATGAAACAACTAAAGGTGGAGTCTATCAAAGACTTTCAAACATGCGCTCTGCTATATGATTATAGACACCAGCAAAAATTAAGTGAGACCATTGCCTCTAGGGATATGTTCACTCAGAAATTTGAGAATACAATTAAAAGTGTTATCAATTTTTTCTTCTACAAAAAACAAGGTGGATTCACTCCGTCGTACGCTTCTCTATTAAATAGGTGGGAGAAGATATGGTATCCCAAAGACATGACTTCCTACGACATAATCCATGAACAACATGAAAGCTACTATGGCAATAACTCAAGCCTAACTTCTCGTGCTGCTTCTACTCTTCTTAGTTTTTACAATATATACTCACAAGATGATTCTATCCCAATATCAATAGACCAACCATTCATAATACCGCTGGGAGATTCAACAAAAGTAGATGGAAACTTTGACTTAATCTTAGCTAAAGACAATCAGTACTATGTTTACAAATGGGTTTTTAATTTTAGAAGCTCTCATGCTGATACATATCAAGTTGACTTTTCTGTTCTACACGAAGCTTTTAAGCACAAGTTTGGGGCCAAAATAAATCAAGCTCATTTTGGATACTATGATCTATTGGCTACTAATCAAAAGTTTACCGATTTTCAAATAGACAAAGAAGACTCTAACTCTTTAAAGTATTGGGCTAATACCATCAATGAAACAGAAATTTTTGTTCCAAGAAGAGGCCAGACAATCTACTGTAAGAAATGCCCATTTGATACACCTTGTTCAAAATGGAAAGCTTGGGATGGCGTAGAAGCTCCACCTAGCTGATATACTATTAGTCTTAAGGAAAGGCGTCTATTTTGGTTAACAAATCGATACTTGATGATATATTAAATAAAGAAAAAGATTCTATATCAATTGAAGAAGAGGCTATAATCTTAAAGCCTTTATGGGAAGAAATTGATCTAATAATTAATGACGGAATAAAAAGTTTTGTCAAATCTATTTTGATTAGATCAAATTCTTTTTGGGAAATACCATCTAGTTTTTCTGGAAGATTCCATCCACCCGATGAGCACAACAAGGGTGGAAACGCTCTGCATACCAAAAGAGTAGTTAGAGCAGCAAAGGTTATTGGTGATTCCTATTCACTAAACATAGAAGAAAGAGACCTAGTTTATGCAGCATGCCTTCTGCATGACGTAACTAAGGGCACTACTTCTAAGGATGATGACAAATCTTTTGTCTATGACCCACTCCATCCCTATACAGTTGGTCATTTTATAGAGAAGTGTCAAGCTCATGATAAAAAATACGCAGGGGAATCTCAATCCTCAACCCTATTTGTAGATGAAGAGACCGTACAATCTATCCTTAGACTAGTAAGATGCCACCTTGGGCCTTGGTCACCGGTACCAGAGACCATACCGATCACGTATATGGAAGTGATAGTGCACCTTGCAGACAACCTTGCTTCAAAGATACACTATATAGCTGATGGAGATACTATAATAGAAGAACGTTGGAAGTTTTAGTTGATAGACAGTGAAGAAAGAATCTCTAAGAGATACTTTATATTAAACAATCTAGAATATTTCATAGCTGAATCGGTATACTATAGAACCTACTCAGAAGACATGGAAGACTATGCTAAAAAGATTCTCTATAATTATAATGATAAATCTGGAAGTCTAAATATAAAATGAGAATATCTTTAGACAACACTAGGTATACATCAGCTTGGCGATATGTCGAGCTGGCTAAGTATGTGCCATCTCTAAATAGGATTATAAGAATAAAAAAGGAAGATGATCCTGTCTTAGTGGACATAGATAGGCTAGATGCCTTTAGGGAAAAATATAATAATCTTGGATTATATACTTCAGTGTGGCACTATAACTCCAAGGATATAGATCTTGCGACCAGAATGGGTTCACTCTATTTTGATATAGATAACAAAGATGTTAATATTTCTTTAGAAGAATGCAAAAGACTCTATTCTTATCTATCTAGTTACATCCCTGAAGAATCATTAATAGTATATTACACTGGCAAAAAGGGCTTTCATATAGAGTGTGAAGCATTAGCTCTTGGAATCCCAAACAGCAATGACTTACATAGCGTGTTCAGATTTATAGCTAATGACTTATCTAAAAAATTACAATTAACTTCTTTAGACTTTAGCGTCTATGACTTAAGAAGAATGTGGAGATTGCCCGGCTCGATGCATCAAGAGACTAAGTTGTATAAGACTAAATTGAATAATGATATTTTATTTTCTTCTCTAGAAGATATTGTCAAGTACTGTTCTGAACCACAGGACTATTCTATCCCGGAACAAGAACGAGATCTGAAAGCTTGCGATTGGTATACGGACTATTCTATTCAAATGCAAGTAGAAAAGAATAGGCCAAAAGATCCATTAGCTTATTTTAACGAACATGGCTCCAAGAGAGTCACATCCTTTGGTGATGGGGAAAAAGTATTCAACAAAGTTAGACTGCTAGATAGTTGCAGTGCGATTAAAAGAATAGAAAAAGAAGCTAAAGAGAATAAGCATCTTGACCATGAGTCTAGACTATTCCTTTGTTCAATCTTAACGTACACAGATGATTCAATACAGTACCTTCATGAGATACTTAGTAATTGTGATGATTATAGCCCGGGTAGATCTTCAGCACATATCAATGACTGGATAAAAAGAAGAGAAGCTGGCATTGGGGGTAGACCCTATACTTGCGACCGAGCTAATTCTGCAGGAGTTGGATGCGGGGATTGCTCATTGGAACAAAAGAACAAATGGGTTAAAATCGGAGAAACATTTATGGAGACTAGTGAGAAGATTTCTCCATCCCCAATAAGATTTGCTTACACTAATGAAAAGAAAGGAGGAACAACAGATGGTGAATAATACAGATGACGTTATCGGAGTATGCAGCGAATGCCACTCAGATCAACCTGACCAGTACATGATGAATAGCCCTTTTGCTCAAGAAGGTAAAAACGTACCCTGCAAATATTGCGGTGGAGTAGTTATAATTACTTACAGAGAAACTAGAAATAGTGCAATAGACGGCAGCGACAGAAGCAGAGGATTGTAAATTGAAGAATTGGACAAATCTACATAACCACACGGTTTATTCTATGTTGGATGGACACGGTGGGGTAGACGCCTATTTAACCAGAGCTAAGGATCTTGGCATGGTGGGTTTAGCCACCACTGACCATGGCAATATCCACTCTTGGTTGGACTTTTACGATGCTGGCACAGCCTTGGGCGTTAAACCAATTTTGGGTTCTGAGTTTTACCAGGCAAGAAAAACAAGATGGGATAGAGACGAAGAGGAAAGAGCTGGTAAAGCAAAGAGTGAATGGGAACAAAGAGGGCCGTACCATATAACTATATTAGCTAAGAATAATGTTGGTTATCATAACATTATTAAAATGTCTTCCCAATCATACACTGATGGTTTCTATGTTAAACCAAGATTAGATCATGAGCTTATCTCTCAATACTCAGATGGAATTATAGTTTTATCGGGATGCTTGAATAGTGAAGTAAGCCAAGCTTTGCTAAGAAATGATTACGACTTTGCTTTGGCTTCAGCCAAAAAAATGCAAGATATCGTTGGCAAAGATAATTATTTCATCGAGATACAAGACCATGGCTTAGGTGAACAAAGAAAGATTTCTGCTGAATTAATAGACATAGCTAAAAAAATAGGAGCCATGGTAATCCCTACTGGCGACTGCCACTACGTTAATCAGTCAGAAGCAAATTCCCATGACATAATGCTTTGCGTTGCTACTAACAGTAATATACATACTCCTGATAGATTTTCTTTCTCTGGAGATCACTGGTATCTGCATAGCTATGAACAAATGGCTAAGACATTCTCTGAAGAGTGGCTAGAAAACACCATGCATGTTCACGACATGATAGATGTTAATCTAAAATTTGGAGAACTTTACTTTCCTGACTTTCCTATACCAAGTGGCAAAGAAGTTAATGGACATTTAGAAGACTTAGCTTGGGCTGGATTAAAGAAAAAGTATGGAGATCCACTTCCAGTAGAAGTTGTAGATAGAGCCACCTATGAATTTAGGGTAGTTAAAGAAATGGGTTTCCCTGAATACTTTCTTGTAGTATCCGACCTAGTTAACTGGTCTAAGGAAAATGGTATTAGAGTTGGATGGGGTAGAGGATCAGCAGCGGGCAGTATCCTCTCTTATGCCTTGGGAATTACTAACTTAGATCCACTTAAATTTGGTCTGATGTTTGAAAGATTTTTGGTCGAGGGAAGAAAGTCTATGCCCGACATCGACCTTGACTTTGATGATAGATATAGAGATAAAGTTATCGACTATGCTAGAACTAAATATGGTGATGACAGAGTTGCCCATATTTGCACCTTCAACAAAGCAGGAGCTAAGCAGTCGATAAGAGACGCAGCAAGAGCTCTTGGGTATGACTTTACTGCTGGAGACAAGGTGTCTAAGTTAGTGCCTCCACCGGTCTTAGGAATAGCAAAGAGCCTAAACGAATGCATGCAGGTTAGTGAATTCAAATCTGAATATGATTCAAATGAAGACAGTAAAAAAATAGTAGACA